ATGTTAGAACCTGTGAATCGTATAGCGGTTCCCGATGACCTCTACTTGGTACCTTGGGGAGCCTGAGAACTCGACCAACGTCTCCGTCTTGTCCTGGAAATCCACGAACGGCTGGCCTTGCGGGCCGTTCGGGTTGTAGAACGGGAAGTGGAATATCTCGGCATCGCAGTTCTGTACGGTGACGCCACATCCGCCGGAACTGTTTGTACAGTCGAATACGACGTAGTAATCGTATTCCTCGTCTGTTCCAAGCGTAGGGGCTTCCACCTCGATGTAGCAGATGTCCGCAGAGTGGTTCGTGACCGCTACGTGGTTGATACAGTAGTTCTTGATGTTGCGGACGTTATAGTGGTCGCCGTCGTCATAGTGGTGATAGTACAGCTCGGCCGTGTGCGAGTGCTTGCCGCCAGGCTGTACCGTGCACGTGGCGAACTGGCCGTTCGAATCGACGTACACCGGTGTCGCCGAATCGCCGATGCCACTCCCGCCGTTGATGCCGGAATCGAGCAGGGTCTTGTACGGACCCTGCACGAGGTGCCCCTTGTTAGAACCATCGCACTTGACAACTGCATAGCCTTCAGGGTCGTCGGAATCTATAAGCAGTGTTGAAACGGTAGACGCAGAGGCGTCGCCGTAGTCAAGTTTCTGGACGATTGACGGCGCGGAAGCCGGGGTCTGCCAGCTCAAGTTTTCTAACGTGTCGGTGCATGTCAGGACCTTGCCCGCACTCGTGCTTCCGGGTGCAGGTACCGGGTGCGTTACCTGCAAGTAGGTGTCACCCCCGGCGGGCTGAACTACGGAAAGTCCGTGGCTCACTCTCAAGTTGAGCGGGTCGGCCTGTGTCCCGGTGCCGTACAGGGGAGCGGTCGCATTGACGGAAGTGCTGATTGCTTCCCAGGTACCGTCGCCCTTCAAGAACTTGCCGGTATCGCCTGCGCCGCTGGCCTTCGGTACCAAGCCGTCGGTGGTCGTGTTGAATACGTTGTATGTAGTGTCGGTCGCGCTGACCGTATAGGTGATTACACGGGTTTGCGGGTCGAGCACGCCGTTGACTGACACGTTCGTGCCCGCTTCCACGCGTGGCTTCTCTGTGGATATCACATCGTTGTATATGTCGATGTTCGGCCCCGGAGTCAGGACGCCCTGCGCACCGATGTTGGCTCGGGCTTGGGCCTTCTGGGCGGCTGTAGTGTCTGCCGTCTGGTCGCAGTTGTAAAGTACCTTGTTGATAGCTTCCATAATTCTCTCCTTATGCTCCGATGTAGGCTGCTGCCGGGTTCAGCGTGGACGTGACAACACGTATCACTGGGTCAGCGTAGAAGTTGGAGTTGTACAGTATGCCGTGGTTGGCAATGATGTCGCTGGCGTCCGACGTGTTCGTCACCATGAAGCAGAACTTGACGTCGGTGTTCGCATCGAATGTACCGCCGGAAACGCTCGCCGTGCCCAGCGTGGCTGCCGAGAGGGTTCCCGGCATGTCGCCTGAACTCTGGGCGGAAGTAAGCATGCCGTTGTAGTTCTGTGTCCTCAGGTACCATGTCACGTTAAAGTTGCTGTCGAACTGGCAGATGCACGGCCAGTAATAACAGTCGGAACCTGAAGCGACGAACGTACCCTTGATATTCTTCACATTGGTCTTGCGCATGTTGACGCCGGCGTAGGAACTGACCGAGGACTCGGTGTAAATCTGCATGCTCGTAAGGACGCTGTAGTCGATGTTGGAAGTGAATCCCCAGATTGTGCCGTAGGTCGTGCTGTTCTTCCATTTGCTCCAACTGGTACCGAGGTAGTAGTCCTGCACGACCAAGTTTCCGCCCCAGCTCTGGGGAATCTGGTCAAGGTCAGCCTGACCAGCTACGGTATTGCTACCACAATCCAAGAAGCAGTCTGTACCCACAGTAGCAGACAGAGAAGACAGTTTTGTGTATGCAGCCAAGGCACCAGACGTAACGTCGACGTTGTTAGAGAAGCAACCAGTAAAGTCGCAGTTGGTATAGTTGAAAGCCGTAAAGTCCGGTACAGTCGTGAGTCCTGCCCCGCTGAACAGGTACTTGAATTGGCACGCGTTTCGTATTCGCCACTGGAATAGGTTCACCTTGTTCGATGACAGCGCGATATCCGTTGGACTTGTAGAGGACGAACTGCCGAATATACGAATAGGTATCGCGTTGGCGTTCCAGCTGTCGGTCTCGTGACCGGTAAAGGCCAGGTTCGGCGTGCCGGTGAACGCGGAATCGAAGATGAGCCCGTCGTTGACACCCATTGCAGAAAGGTCGTCATATCTTAAGTCGAGTGTGTTCAGGTTGGATGCACTTGTAAGGTATTGGCAGTCGTTCGCGAAATATTTGAAGCTAACTCCAGTTGCCCCTTCCAATCCGGCAGTGAATATATTCATTCCCGTGAACGGAGGTATCATCGTGATTGACGTGTGCGAATACATGCCTGCGAACGAATAGCACCTGGATATGTCTATGTTGCCAGCAAAATATTCAAGCGTGGGGCACCAGCGGAACAGCGATGCAACTCCAGATGGACGCACGTGAAGGTCGCATACGTTGACAGGCCCATTGGTAGTGCATCCAGTTGGATTTTCCGTGCCGTATATGCCGAAGAAATAGGAGATGTCAGCTACTCTGGTATTATCCCCGGCCGCAATAATGTCATAAAGGCCAGTCAAATGGACTGTCGACGCACTAGAAGTCGAGTTTGCGAACGGGCCATAAGTCCAATCGGTGATGTACGGCGCAATATTATACGTCCAGTCCCAAACATTTGGACTAGAACTAACTTGAGTCCAGGTTCCCTTTCCTCCAGTAATAGTCGTAGGGTCGAATCCGGACGTATAGAACTTGTATCGCAGAGTGTAAGCCGGAAGCTGCACTGCAGACTCATACACCTTTACATTGCCAAGGTATGCCTGGCCTATCTTGGTGCTGCCCAAGTACAATGAACCGATAGATGTAGAACCTATCTTCAACGCCATGCTAGGTCTCCGGAATCAGGTACAGAACAGTAGCCACAGGCTGGGCTGGCAAGGCATTGACTTGCTGGATGTCGGTAATACCAGCCGTGGTCGTGACATTCAAGGTGCTGTTCGTTACGGACAACATATTACCAGCACTTGGCACGGTCGGAACTTCAGACTTGGTGGCGTAAGTCGTGGACAGGGTATTGCCAGCGGCATCGCACTCAGCACGCTTGGCATAGATGTCGTTGCCGTCAATTGTCTTCGCATATGTCGTTGGCATTGTTTAACCTCTCCTAGATTGTTATCGTTCCGATAGTAGGTACGGCCACGCTTGACCAAGCATAGCTTCCGGCTCCGCCGGAATACGTTGCTTGCAAGAGCTTGCCGTCATCTCCAGAGCCCACGGCAGGGACTTCGTCGACAGACGGCGGCGTAGTCCATGCATAGGAACCAGTGCTGGTGCCAGCATCGTAAGATGCTTGCAATACCTTGCCGTTGTCACCACTGGTCACGTCAGGGACAGCTTCCACAGCCTGTACCTCGGACTTGGTAGCATAGGTGTTCTGGATGTTGTTTCCGGCGGCGTCTGCGTCGCTGATTGCGGCGTAGATTGTGTTGCCGTTGATTGTGCGTGCGTAAGTCGTAGACATTGTCGGTCTCCTTTTCGTTTGTTAAACTATGTCATTTCTCAGCCGGATGGAATCACGGCCAACTATGCCTCACCCTAGACTGTTACGGTTCCGATTGTCGGGGTTTGTTCTGCCTGCCACGTAAGGGTCGGTGTGCCGTTAATTGACTTGCTGAGTATTCCGGAATAGTTACTCCATGTGCCATTCCACTGGTCGTACTCATTTGCCGTAAACACGACACTCCCGTAATACTCGTGAGTACTGTAATCCTCTCGGATATACGTCGTTCCGACAATGAACCGATGCCGGCCGTAATACGGGTATGCATCCGGAAAGCTGCCGCCGTCGAAGAGTACGTTGAGGGCAGGCGTACGGCCATACACTATTTCGGTCACTACAGAGCTCCAAATGGTGTTTATGTCGGTACTCAGTACATAGTCGTGCTGGGCAAGGTCGTAACGGTAGTCGACATCCACTACCGGGACATCCTGGCGACGCTCCCAGCGGAGAGCCGCGGTGGATGGAGACTCACCGGATGGGTCTCTGATATCCGCAATCAGCACGGAGCCGTCCTGTACGCCGTCCATGCTGGGGCAATACATGATAGGCTTGTTTTCGATACTTACGCGGACATTGTCCTCGCCATACTTGTAGAAGGTGTATGTCACCTGGCCTGGCATAGGCACGTCGCGTGGGCCACCCCAGCTTTGGTCGAAATCGTACTTGTCCTTAGCTATCACCGTGCCGAACACATACACCCATTCGCCTTCGCTTAGCCGAGAGTCGTGCGTTGCATGGTAGTAGAATGCCGTTTCGCCTGCCGGGTGGTTGCTGTCGCTCTGGCGCAAGACCATCATGGGAGTTCCCGAGGCCACGTTGGCATCTATGCTTGCCCTGAAACTTGTCCAGGACCAGCCCGGGATGTTGTTGTATTCCGAATACACGTCTTCAGGAATAACGAACACCTGGCCCGGAAGCCTGTATGCCCACTCGAGTTGGCCGTAGTAGTTCACGGCAAGCGACTTTTGGGAATCGCTCGCGGAATACGACGGAAGGTCGCTGCCCCGAGCGGTCCATGCAGGGTTGCCGTTGGAATCAACGGTGAGCACCTTGTTGGCGTCCTGCCACATAGAAGCCGGGACCTGCCTGACATCGGCGATTGCGTCCTGGAGGTCGCCGGCGGTAACGTATCCCTCGAGGATAGTCTCGAGTTCGGAATCGGTGACGTACAGGCTAAGGTCCGGGCGGTGCTTGATGTATGAGGGCTTGGTGGAATCGTTCTCGGTCCAGTCGGACTGCGTGTCCCTGGAGAGTTCGGAGTAGTATTCCTCCACCCACTGCTTCGTCGCGCACGTGTCTGGGACAGCGTTTATCCCGGAATAAATCCTGTGCACCTGCAGCTCTACGCTTACGTGCTCGAACGCGTTCACGCCCTCGATGTCGAGATATACGTACCCGTCGGCTCCAGGTTTGAAGTCGTAGCTGAACTCGCAGAGAACCGGGTCGTTGCAGGAATTGTCGATGTCGAAGTTCCTTCGCGTAACGTGTGTGGTTTCCGTACCGTCGTTGAACTCGAGGTTCGCACTGAGTGTCTCGTAGTTCACGCCGGACCCGGTCGGGTCGACCTTTACGGTCGCCGTCATGTGGTAGAATTTACCGGCGCCCACGTGCAGGCCCTGGCCCGTATAGGTCTCCATGGAGCCTTCCACGTATACCGGGTACCAGTTGCCGTTCGCGATGTTCTCGGAGGAGCACTTGACCCATTCAAGGAACTCGTCACTGTCGGCCGGAGCCATGCCTATGTCGTAGGTGGTCATCGAGCCGACGCTGTACTTGTCGACCTGGATGCTGCCGTCGGTGGAGATGACATTCGTACCGGAGACCCCGCCGCCGGATTTCTGCGTCCACACCGGGTACTGCGAGAAAACCATGTGCCCGTTGGGCTCGTACATCTCGACGCGGTAAGTCAATGCCGAATCGACAATCATCACGGCACGGCCATTGAGGTCGATTCCGATATGTTCCGGAGCCAGCGTGCCGTTAAAATCCGTGTAGACAGTGGCGTGGTCATCGGTGCCCGAAATGAACACCTCGAAATAACCGTTGACATTGTTCACGCCGGCACGGTTCTGGTACTGTTCGCAAGGGTCAAGTAAATACGCGAGAGCCATCGTGCTCCTCCTGGGAAGAAACTACACCACGCAAAGGCCGGGGAAGTACGTGGTGCCCACGTTGAATGTCGGGACGCTCGGCAACAGTGCACCCATCGCGAGCTTCACCGAGAAGCTGTTGTTCTTGTCCTCGTCGGTCAGGTCGGCAATGTCCGTCACGGCGTAGTAAGTGCGGTAGCCGTACAGGTAGTGCCCGATGGCGTCGGTAAGGTCGTTCGTGAAGAGGAACGCGAACACGGCCGAGGTCATGTACGGATTGATGCCCGTGGGCTCCTGTGCAGACGCGACGCTTCCGTCGCCGTAACCGAGGTACGGACACCAGATGTTGAAGGCGCCGTCATAGATACGCCATGCCGGGTTCGTGCCCTGCGTTGTCGGCCACTTGCCCGCATTCGGGATGAAGCCGGGATTCAGTCTCGGGCAGTTGCCTGTGTTCCCCATGTATTCCCATGTGGAGCCGTCCGCGATGAGGCTGTTCCTGGTGATGGGGTGCCAGTGCATGCGCTTGATGCCGAGCGGGTCCGAGCCGTTGAATCGGTTGTCCAGAATGTTCACCGAGGCGAAGCGGCACTTTCCGTCGAGCTCGTTGTGCTGGTAATCGGATGTCGCATACACGCCGAACCACACGCGGCCGGTTCCCGTGAACTCGTTGTCGCGGAGATAGAGGTTCCACGTGTAGAATCCGGAGCCGTCCGCGTAGGGATAGCAGTCAATCCTGATTGCGCCCGTGCACCCGGTCATACGCAGGTAGTGGACCTTCCATGTCCACGCCGTACGGAAACGCACGTTCACAAACGTAACGGGATAAGACGCCGTGTAGGAATTGATGTTAAGGTCGCCGAGCCTGATGCCTCCGGAGAAAGTGCCCCCGGTCACTGTCACGCTGGTGTCAGCCGGGTTGAACCCGTCGCCCACCACTGTCGTGTCGCAGTCGGTCAGGTTCACTACCGTAAGGCCCTGCTGTGCGGCCGGAAAGTTCAGCTCGGAATCGTAGGCGATTACCTGGATGTCTGAACCGGAAGCGTGCAGTGTCGCCTTGACTCCGTACAACGTAACGCTACGGCCGAGAGTAATCGAGCCGTTCACTACGGCGTTGCGGATTTCGCTGAAGCTGCCCGCCTGGAGCGTGAACGAAGAAACGGTACGGCCGAGAAGGTCGATGTCCGTCTGGCTCCAGAACTGCGGCGTCAGGCGGGCCCTGCGTTCAAGCATCGTATCGAGCCACCTGTCGGCACTTGCGAAGCGCTGGAGTTCGGGCTCGTTGTCGTATTGCTGGTGGTGACCGGCGGAAATAAGCCCGGGGTCCCAAGCGCCTGCGGAAGCGAACACCTCGTCGCCGAAACCGGCACCCAGGCGGACGTAGTCGTTTGCGGTGAAGAACCCGGCGGGTACCGAGCAGATACGCACCACCTGGAAATACGAGCCGTTCACGTACGAAGTAACGAGCGAGCCCGAGCCCTTGACCGTAATGCCGGAAAGGCTTGCCACGGTGCGCAGTGCCGAATCATCGAAGTAGTTGGTGGAATCCGCGCACATCGTCTGTGAGCCGCAATGCCAGAACGCCTGCACTGTCCTGAACCAGCTGGAGTGCGCCTCCATCCCGGGAGCAGTGAACACGAAGTCCGCCACGTACGAACTGTTGCCGCCGAGCATGGTGACCTTCGGGCAACGGAAAGTGGCCCCGGTGAATTTCGCGCCACGGTCGAATGCGAGTTCCTTCGCGGTTGCGTAAGTGACACCCGTCGAATACGTGCCTGCCGGGATGCGCACGATAGGCGCCGTCTTGAGCAGGAACGAGCCGACGGTTGCAGGGTAGTTGAGCAACAGGTTCATGTTGGCGCTGTCCGAAGCGGACACGCCGTAGACGCATGCGGGCATCATCTCGTCGCCCCACATGAGAATCCATCTTCCGGAATCGCTCACGTTGGAGGAAATCACGTAGCCGCCGTCCTCGTCGTTCACGGAGGCGGCATCCCACCAGTAAGTGCGCGGCACGCAGTCGCCCGGTTCGTCGTACCAGAGTACGGTCACGGCCTTGAGCGACGGGTCTACCTGGCGGAGTTCCGCCATGGTGTCCACGCGGTTCGTCACGTACTGTTCCGGGTCGAAGTCGAGGCCCCACTGGAACTCGTCAATCCTGGAGAAGTCGCTGTCCGGGGATTCCACGGACATGGCGCCTTCCTGGCCTATGTACTGCTCGATGACGATGTCGTAGAGGCCCGTGTCCGTAAAGAGCGAAGCCTCGGGCAGGCCGGCATGCAGGAGCTGCGGGTTCTCGGCCTGGACATAGTCCGCACCCTCCAGGGTGAACACGTCGGCGTAGGTGTCGCTCTCGTGGAGGTACACCTTCATGCGGCCCTCTACGGGAAGGCCGGTCTCGCGCACGATGTATACGTCGTTAGGCAGTGACAGTTTCATTTGTCTGAACTCCTCCGGTGAGCTGGTTGAACAGTTCGTTCTGCGCCTTCACGTCTTCAAGGATTGCCTTGGTAGTTTCGGTGTTCGCCTGGGTCTTCTTGATTTCCAGGTCGATGGCCTTGTTCTCGACATCGAGCTGGGCCTTGTCCGCATCTGCGGCGAGCTTGACTGCGTCGGCACCGGCCTCGAGTTCCTTCTCGACCGCGAGCTCTTCCATCTTGAATTCGTGGGCCTGGCGCTGCTTGAGCAGCTCGAACTCGTAAGAACGAATCTGTGACTGGTTGCTCCTGCGGTATTCCTCGAGCTGCTGGGTGAGGGACATGATTTCCTCGTTCTTCTTCTCGATGGTTTCCTTCATCTGCTGGAGCAGCATCTGGGCCTGCATCTCCATCTCGGTCGGCGCCTGCATGCTGTTGAGCTCGGCATAGAGCTGCGCGAGGATTTCGTTGTCCGGATGGGTCTTGAGGATTGCATTGACGATGGCACGCTTCTGGTTCGGCTCGACAGAACCCATGAGAGCTGTAAGTTCAGCTCTCGCGATTTGATTCTGCATACTGGCCTCGGGGCCTTGCGCGATGCTAATCTTCTGGCCGGCATGTCCCATGAGTACCATGCACGTGTCGCCGAGCGCCTTGAAGCTCGTACGAAGGTGGCTGAAGAAATGCTTTACGTTGTTCTGGAAAACCTGCGACGTGTACATCACTGCAGTGGCGGTAATCTCTCCCTCGTTGTCCGCGAGGCCCTTCGTGTCAACGCCGGTAATCGACGTCATCATGTTCATGGTGCCGTCGATGATTCCCTGAAGGTCGGCGAACTCAATCTTCGGCTGGTACGGTTCGGGAAGCGGTAGCTGCGTGGTCTTGTCGTTTGCAAGACGCTGTGCGGGGATAATCGGGTTTCGGCCCGAGCCTGCCTGCTTGTAGTACTTGTCGTAGTTCTTGAACGATTCCATGTACCCGCGCCACTGCGGCTTCGGTGAAAGGGCGAGACGGTCGACGAGCGCTACCATGCAGTAGTTGACGATACGTTGTACGGTCTTGCCCTTTGCGATGAGGCCCTGGTAGACCTTCTGTTCGTTCTCGTTCCATGTGGCTTCGCCGAATACCGGGAAGACAGGGATACGCTTGATGGGGAGTACGGTATCCTCGACGGTCTCGTTGCCTTCCTCGTCCACTCCCGTCACGACGATGTCGTTCACGAGAGTGACGGAATGGCACCCGTCGGTGTCGAGGTAATAGTATGTGATAATCGGGATGAGGTCCTTCTTGCCGAAGGCGCCGGTGAACACCGGCTTGCTTCGTTTGTCCGGAACGTACTGTTCGCCCATGTGGACGCGAATCCACTCCTTTGACCTGTAGTCGACCAGGGCCGTTTCCATGGCATCACTATAATCGAGACTTTCGGCATCTGGGTCCAGCAGGCAACGCTCCAGGTCGTCGATGGAATAGATGACCGGGACCTCGCGGCCGTCGGCCGTGGTGTCGGAACCCAGGGCCATGATGCCGAGGCCGAAGCTGACCGTGCTGAGAAGGGCCTCTTCCGTCGCGAAACGGTTTGAGTCCTCCGAGAAGAAGTCATCAATCTCGCGGTCGATTTCCGGGTCGCCGACATACCAAACATAAGGAAAAGTTGAGTACTTGTTGGCAACGGAATGGGTTTGGTTACTGAGCACATTACACGTGATACGATTACGCGTCTCCTCGATGAACGCGTCGTCGTTCTTTGTCCACTGTGTGTGGCCGCTCATGAACTGGCGGTCCTCGCGAATCCGGTCGTACATCTCGCTGTACGCGTCCTGGGAACGTGCCGCGAAGCGCTTAAACTTGCGTATGATTTCTTCTGAATCCGGCATCTTTGCCTCCGGTACTAAACTACACCATTTTTACTTGTTCTCGATATCCCACACCGGCCTGTGCAACGGGGTTCCCTCGAGCAGGTCGCGTCCTTCCGTGAGGAGCCACAGGTTGAAGTCGCTGCGTTCCTTCGGGTCGGAATGCCCGGTCTTCACGGCGTCCGGATGCTCGGCGAGGTAGGCGAGGTATTTCTTGGACTTGTCGGAGAGTTCCCAGGCAGAGGCGCCGAGTATCGCCTTCGCGGCCTTGCTGCGCACGCGCTGGCCCGGAGCCGCGTGGGTGGCTTCCTGGTCTTTCTTGACCTGGTCCGTAATGTCCACGCGCCTCATGAGGTTCTTTGTCATATCCGCGCGTCCGGCCTTGTTCACGGCCCATGTCGGGATTGCAACCTTGGCGTCGTTGAGCAGGACTTCACCGACGGACGGATTCTCGGTGAGCCCGAGAATCTTCCGCATGCGGGAAGGCTCAACTGACGGCTTGCCGTGCCAGTTGGCATAGTTGACAAATTCGGGCATCCTGTTTTCAATAGCGTCGAATATTTCGTCTACCGAATACGGGAGCCCGGAATTGTATACCCCGGTCGAAGGGTCAACGAATCCCATCCGGTGATGGAATTCCGGGGTCATGGAGAATACGTCGTCGACCAATCCGTAACGTGCGTCGCCGGAAACCATGGCGTCCCTCTTCGCCTTGTTTAATTTGTTCAGGTTCTCTGCTTCGAGTTCCCCAACTTGTGACAAGGCGGCATAGCCAAGTCTCTGTTCGTCAGCCATCGCCTGTTCTATAGGGGTTATTTCCCTCTTGTACTCGGCGTCGCCGATAAGCCCTTCACTGTACCTACGCTGTAGCTCGTCACGCTTCATTTTAAGTTCGTTGAACTTGTCGAAGTGCGCCTTCGCCTTGTCGGATGATTTTTCGACCTGGCGGATATTGGCCGACACTGCGGCCTTCTGCGAGGCAAGCTCCTTCTGGACCATACTCTCGTCAACTGCCCTTTGCGTTTCCATGCTACGGTCGATGGCTTCCTTCGGTCTCAGCCTTATGTCGCCACGGTCTATGGCGTCGAGCACTTCCCTGTTCAGGATGGCCTCGGCCTTCTCCTCGGGTGTAATCGAGGTGACGCCGGTGCCTCCAGACCTGTAGCTGCTGAGGTCTGCCGGGGTATACGTACCGGCCGGCGTAGCATTGCGGGAAGCCGTGGCGCGAACGCTGGCAGCGAAATCGTCGCCGGGCTTGTGCGAGGACTCGCCGAGCGTCTTGAGGAACTGGCGCATCTTCAGCACCGCCGGGGAACGTACCTCGACACTGCCTGCCGCTTCGGGAATCAAGCCCTGTCCGAGCCTTGCAAGGGAACGGTTCACGACCTGGTTGGTGATGGCGCCGGTAAGGGCGTCGCCAACGCTGTAGTCTGCCCGCTGGTCCATGCCCTCGCCCTCGTCGTATGCGAGGTCGTCGGCACCTTCCATGGCGAAAGGAACAACGGCGTTACCGATAAAGTTCCTGCCTGTCTTGCCGACACCGAGTGCGATTGCGCCGGGGAGGTTCTTTCCCCAGCTTGCGGCCAGCTTGTTCGAAAGGTTCGTTACGTGGCCCGGAAGGTTGGCGAGCACGCGGCTTGCTGCGGTGTTGCCGAGGCCTGCCTTGGCCATGCCCTTTCCGACTATGGAGGCGGCCTTTACGGGAGCGCCCGTCCACATTGCTCCGGGGACGCTCATCGCCACGTTCTCGCCGATATCGAGGGCGATGTCCTTGGCGTCGAAATCTCCGGTGTTGGCGATATGCTCGGTGGCACGGGGGAACAGAAGACGCGTGATGAAGCCCCTCACGGAGCCGTCATGCACGGCATCGTGCATGGCCTGCTTGCGCTCTTCCTCGGCCTTGTCCTTCAAGGCCTGCTTCCATACGGACTCGACTGTCTTCCAGCCTCGTTCGCCCCACTTCTCGTCGCCCTCGACGGCATCCTTCCATTCCTTCTGGAACTTCGGGAAGTCCTTGACGAACTTGTCCACGGCGGTACGGCCCTTGCCCTGCTTGGCACCCTCGTCATCGCTCAGGCCGAGGACCTTCACGATTTCTCCCACTACCGGGATGGTCGGGTTCTTGACGGACTTCACGTCCTCAATCCAGTTCGGCAGGTTCTCGTCACCGCCGAGCGTCTCGATTACGTTGTTCGTGTACAGCTCGTCGGTAAGGCCCTGGGTGGTGTCACGCGCTGCGCGGATGTGTTCGGGAACAATGTGGTCCTGGGAACGGGCGTTGATGATGTCTGCTATCTTGGCTGCCATTACTGTACCACTCCCTTGACAAGGTCTATCGTGTGCTTGAGCTTGAACAGTTTCCTGTCTTGCTCGCTGAGGCCTTCCCACCACTTGACAAGCCCTTTCTTGGGCAGGTCCTTTGCCTGGTCATAGAGCGCGTTCGAAGCCTTCACCTTCTTGTTGTATTCTTCCTTCGACTCGATGGTCTTTCCCTTCGTATTCTCGTATATTTCACGGAGCTTCGGGGCATCGGCCGAATTCGGGTCCGCGTCGTGCAGGGCCTTGGCGTATGCGCGGTCGGCGTCATTCAGGGACTTGTCCTGCATCTTGGACCACAGCATGCCTACGATGGTGTTTGCGTTTGGCCCTTCTTCCGGTGCGGCCAGGGCATTCTTCAGCCGGTAATACGATGACGGTAGGTCCTTCCCGGTCTTTGCCGCCCATTCCTCTGCGCGGATGATTGCTATCTCCCCCTGCTTCCTTGCGGCACGGCGTGTCTCGGTATCATTGGACTTGAGACCCCATGTCAACTTCTCGGCATTGAGGAGTTCATTCTCGATACCGGATGCTGCGGCAGAATCGGCGTTGCCACGGGACACGAGGTTGTCGTATGCGGACATGTCGCCAACCTCCGCACGCTTCGCGGCGATTTCCCATTCCTTCGGGTTCTTGGACAGTCCCGGGGTGGCCTTGTCGATTTCCGCTATCTTGTTCGTAACGGAGGCGAGTTCGGTTTCCAGTTCGGTTATGCGGGCCTGGATTCCAGCCCTGTTCGAAGCGGCCTGCATTGAAGCGCCGTAGCCTTCCATGTCCACGGGCTGCTGGCCGCGCACTCCCTGCGGGTCCGCGACGTTCGGGCGGTAGCCCTGCGGTGCCGCGGCCTGCGCGTTGAAGTAGCCGTTCATCCCGGTGCCGTCAGGGGCCATCGCGGAATTTGGCCGGTAGCCCTCCATGGAGTTCCGGTTCATCTCGGCCAGCGTGCTGTCTGCCGGAAGGTACGGGTTCTCCGGCTCTCTCGTTTTCCATCTTAATGACATCTCTCAATCTCCTTAAACTGCTGTCGGGTCGTAGTGCTCGTAGCCCCACCAACCGAGTTCCGGGTCCTGCTGCTTCGGCCCCAGCAGGTCCTTGCTGTCCGTGTGGCGGTACCTTGTCGGGTACTTGCCGAAAGCCATGCGTGCGACCGCACGCCCTATGCTCGGGGCCGTGAGCAGGTCCTTCGCCGCCTCCGTGGTCTCGCGCAGGTCGTCGCCTCCACGGTAGGTATACCACTTGCCGTTGCCGTTCTTGAACTGCACCTGAATCTTGTTGTCCGTAGTGATGCGGACGCTCTTCACCGCGGAAGAGGACGGGTTGAACTGTATACGCGGCTGCTTGTCCTCGCCCGGCCACCACTGCTTCAGGTGCGGTTCCGTGCCGTCCGCTATGCCCCTGTTGTGCTGCTGTAGCGTCTGCACGAGGGCGGAACCCGCCTGGCCCCGCATGATGTCCCTGTTCAACGCCGGGAGCTTCGTCACCTGGCCCTCGACCGTCGTCGTCTCGGCGAACGGTATGACCGGGTAGTAGAAGTCCTCGGTCATCGCCGGATAGTCGAAGGCGGCACCGGCCATGCCCTTCCTGGCAAGGCCACGGGCCGCATACCTGCCCACGGTGCCGGCCGGGTTGAAGAATCCCGGCAGGAGCATCTTGAGTATGGTAGGCGACAGGCTCAGTATTTTAGACGCGGACACTGCCATGTGCTAGCCTCCGAGCTGTGCCTTGAGTCCGGCTATCTCCGCCCTGATTTCCTCCGCACGCTTCACGAGCGCGTCACGTTCTGCGCCCCTGTTGCGCATGTAGTCGGCGGCCTCGCCGTATGCCTTGCGCTGCTTGTCCTCCCAGTCCATGCGGCGCTGCCTGTCCTCGTCCTCGATACGGTTGCGGCGTTCCTGCTCTGACTTCTTCCAGCGCCAGTCCTTGACCTTCGTTATGGTGTCTGCGGCGTCGGTAAGGGCCTGGCCCCAGCCGCCCTTCTGGAACTCGGACCTGGGTGTCTCTATCGTGGGTGTCTTCCAACGGAATGCGATTGATAGTGGCATACTACCTCCTTACAGGAACAGGGCCCCGGCGAGCTTTGCGGTGTTGCCTACGAGTTCGCCGATGCCGTTCGTCTTCTGCGCTTCCAGGTTCGCCTTGTTTCCGGCCACGTCGCTGTAGACTTCGAGGTCGGCATTGTTCTGGTTGGCTAGTGCGGAGCTGTAGTCGCCTATTGCGTTGGCGAGCTGGGTGCGGTCGTTGCCGTAGAGGCCCGCGACAGTGCCGAGGTTGCCGAGGTAGTTCTGCTTCGCGGCCTGCCCGGCCTGCCATTCCTGGAGCTGCCTGCTGCGGTCATTCATCCACTTGTCAAACGCCTTGGACCATTCCTCAGAGCTTAACGCCTGCTGTTTCGCGGCAACGGCATCGTTATATGAACTTGAGAATCTGGAGCCACCGGAAGACGCGGACGCGTTGATGGCGTTCATGGCCTGCTGTGCACGCTGGTTCGCGTACGGGTCGTAGAAGTCGCTGACTTCGCCGGTGGCAGTGAACGAGTCGGGACCTTCCCCGATTGCCTTCGACAGCTGCTCGACGGCGCCTGCGTACTGGCCGGCACCGTTACCGTAGATGCCGCGCATCTGGTTCATGTAGTCGTCGTAGATGGCCTTGTTCGCGGCGGACACGCCCTGCGACTTCGAGAGCACCTCGTCGAGAGTGCCCTTTGCTGCGTTAATCTGGTTGCGGTTACCGGTGCCGAGAACCTCGTTCCCGAGCCAGTCAAGTGGATTACTCATCGTCGTCCTCCATATCCTTCTTGGCCTTACCGGCCTTCTTCTTGGCGGCGTCAATCTCGATGCCGTCGACATAATTCTCGATTGCGTCCTTGAGGGCAATCATCTTCCGCCTGATTTCGTCCAGGCCTTCCTTGTCAATATCAATGGCCATCGTTGCCTCCAGTCGAGCCATAGAAAGTGACCTCGACAAATGAATTCTCGGGTATGTCGAACCCGGTCTCTCCTGCCTTGCAAACTACACTGCCGGAACTGTCCTTCGATGTCCAGTAAATCGCTTTCGTGGAATTCGGGGCGATTGGCAGTTCGTTGCGTCCAGCCTCGAGCACGGCCTCCATGTGGACGAATAACGGCGTCTTCACGATTGTCCATTCCTGTTTCGGACCGGCCTTGTACTGGTTCCAGATTCCCGTAAGGACGCCCCAGACGTCCTCCTTCGGGCTTCCCGCGTTGATGATTCCCGACCTCATTACATCTCCTCCGCCGTAGCCTCGGCCCTGATGGAACATGCCGTGAGGACAAGGTCTGTCTCGTGGCTGTATGTCAGTCTAATCACGCAAAGGCGATTGAAACCTATGTTCATGAATCGGACGCGGTGCGAGTAGTCCCCGGTGCGTCCCAGGCTTGCGCTCCTCACGTTGCCGAAAGTGTTGCCACCGTCACGGGAAACTTCGAGAAGAAGCATCGGTTTCAGGTTGTAGTCTTCCCATGTGCCTACGTTCGCCTCCACGGTCAGTTCTTCGAACGTGAAAGGTTTCAGCCCGTCGGTGATTACCGCGGTCTGCCTGTGCCTAATCATGGGTAGGGTGGTGCCGTCCGGATAATCCTCTTTCCAATAATCGCTATGCGCCTTGCACATCATGCCGTCGTTGGTAAAGGCCCAGAACTGCTCACGGTAATAGGCCATGCCGCCTACGCGCCACTGGCCCTCGACTCCGCTCGTGCGGTCACGCGATGTACGCTGGTGCCATTCGTTGCCCATGCCCATGTCCATGCACCAGGTTTCGCCGAGCGAGTTGCATTGCAAGACATAAAAAGAATGTTCGCCGACAGCATAGCAGAACCCGTAGGCGGACGCCGTGGATTCCTTGAGGAGCTTGGATTCAAGCCAATCCTCCGAGACCCGCTCGAAATTCGTACCGGTAACGCGCATCACGGCCTTTCCGTACTGGGCGCCCGACGCGACAAAGTAGAGGCTGCCCCCGACGCTCGCGAGCGAGTCCGGAGCCTCGAGGCCGAACGAGTTCATGGTCGTATAGCTTGTACGAATCCAGTCCTCGAACTCGCCTGAACCTCTCTGGTAGATGTCCACACTCTTTTGTCCGAAAAGGTACAGCGTAGGGCCTATGGCATAAAGCGCGACGAGGTTATCGGAACTAGACTCACCGTTCAGGAACATCGGGGCCCCGTAATCATCCTCGAAGACATGCTTGTCGGAATCCACCTCGACCATCTTGACGGTCACGCCGTCGTCCTCGTACTGGACCTTGCCGTCCACGATGTCGAACATCTGGCGCTTGTCGTTGTTGAGCGGATATGGCTTGCTGTAATATGCGTAACCGCTACCCGTATCGTTGCAGATTATTGAACCTGCCACCACGGCCACGTGACTCGGCGTGATGGTCCCGCCTTCGCCGGTAACGCGTTCGGGGAGCTGGATAGGCTTGAGCTCGCCGCCTTCCAGCAAGTCGTAGTACCACAGGTTCGCACCGTCTGCGACGAGCAGCAATGCCCTGGGACCGCCGGCTTCGGCAAAGGAAACCCTGTGCCCGTTGAATGCCACCTGGCCTATCTTGGTCTTGTTGCCGTACGAGTCGACACGCCACAGGACCGCACCCATTACCACGAAGAGGTCTTCCGGGCTGGCCTCGTCCTTCAGGCCGATGGTGGACACGAAACATCCACGACAACGGCCGGGAATCTTCATGAACTCCTTGAGTCCCGGGAGCGATTCCATGTATTGCTGCTGTCCGTTCTTGCCCGGGTACATGTTGACGGAAAGTTCCGAGCCCATTACGGCAGGGAACTTCGCACGACGGGTCG